ACTTGGTCCATATCTTGAGTTTCATGATATGGATTTTGATGTAGGTGGTGCCCGTGTCGTTAACCCGATACAGTTTATGAAATTGTTGGAGGTTTTGGATACTGAGAAGCGTGAAAATGTGTTACCTTTCATAACTTTACCAGAGCAGCAGCTTGGAGACTTACTGAAAGATATGCGAGCCTTAAAATTGCGTACGTTCGTGATATTGGCGTTTGAGCCTAAAACCATAGAGGGGACCCTTTTGGATTCATCTTTTGTGGTTGAAGACAGCCATGCTCTAATTCACGTACCTAATAGAAGAACGATAAAAACTGCACTATTCAGTGTACCTGCTGGGTCCTTTAGTGATTATGATAAGGACGATGAAAACTGGTACCAATATGAGGTCGAATCTTATACTTTTGATTTTTCTTCTCAACTAGTTTTCCACAGAGTCACATTAGTCAGTAAGCATTACTCACCAGTTGATGCACCACACTGGGAGGAATTTTCATACTACGACAACCTCTTTGAGATGATTTGTACTGAGTTGCATGGTGATTCTTATTATTCAATATGTAACATAAATAATCGTTCTGCTTTTATTAATGTGAAATATGCTGCTCTTGCTGAGATCTTTGCAAGGGTTCGAAGAATAAAGAATGGTCAAGCACCAAATGTCGGAGAAGTTGAACGAGTATTGAATGCACACAAAAATGAACTGTTGACTAGTAATTCTTATACTGCTGCCTTATTGACCTTATGGATCGATCAGGGCTTGCAATTTGCAGAATTAAGCTGCGTTACACGGATTAGACGTGAGGATGTGTTTACAGATGTTACTTATGAACCTGAAGGTGATCTTGTCTCTCCCGGCAAAAATACCATGGAAGCAGTAATAGACCCAGTGATACCGAATGGTGGTGTCGCACCGTCCAACTCCATTAATAGTGACAAAGCTTGTGTTCAAGGTAGAATTCTTGATGTTGAGAATAAGGTTAAGCCTATGCAATGTTTCGATAACTATCTTAATGAGTTTATAGGGTTTATGAAGCCTAACAATAAGCTCGTTCCAGAACACTTAACTGCAGTACAAGAAAAACAAAATAAACCAAATCAACGTCGACAGTCAGATGAAAGATTCCCTTTCCAGCGATGCGATATAGTTAAGCGATCGTGGGCATCCTTCGTCAAAAAGGAATCATATAATAGCATAAACCATCCTAGGATGATCTCCAACTCAAATGTTGAACTTCGTGAAGAGTATAGTAAGTATACATACCCAATGTTCACTTACTCATCTACAAATTTTCCTTGGTTCGCATTTGGTAAAACACCCGAGCAAATAGTTGAGCGTGTACATGAAGTTGCTTCCAAGCACGATTTTGTACTTCCAACTGATTTCTCGAGGTGGGACGGTCATCATTCCGAATGGTTTGCTAAGGCAGAGCTTAAGATGTTAAAAGCCTGCTATGATGCAATATACCACAAAGATATTAAGCAATGTTGGGATTTTCATTACCAAACCAAAGGTAGAACCAGAAATGGCGTGTCCGTTCCTATGAAATGGGTGCGTCCATCAGGCTCTCCTGACACCGCATTGTTCAACACGATTGACAATGCATTTGTAGCATATGCTTGCCTTAGAAGAATAGGTTTTACTCAATCTAAGGCTTGGGATACTTTAGGTGTTTATGGTGGTGATGATGGTTTCAATGTCGCAATGAGTAAGGAGAATTATAACGATGTTTGTCAAAAACTTGGATTGAAGTTCTCCGGATCGTTGGAAAGAACCGATGGTCCCATTCATTTCTTGGGTAGACTCTACCCTTGTCCGAAGTATCATAAGTGTAGTATTGTAGACATCAAGCGGGCCATATCCAAAATACATATGGTTACAGCTGGCGGGCAACCCGTTGAAAAACTAGCGAATAAGCTAGCAGGTTACCTAGCCTCTGATCCTAATGTTCCTTTGTTCAGTGATTTGATTAGAGTCATTGCGAAGATTAAAGGATGTGATATATCTAAAGCATTGCCTGACACCTATTGGGGTAGGGAATGTGCCATTAACGGGCCGTTTCCAATGGAGATTGACCAAGAAACCCTAGTTACGTGTGTATTGGATAATTTGGGCATAGATGGTGTTACTTATTTCGAAGCTTGTAAAGCACTTACAGAAGGCCGTATACCAGCTCTCCCTCCTACCAAACTTGAGGTCAAATGTGACTCAATGTACAAAGGTTTCATCTTTCGTAAAGGTGAAACCATGGAGGATTGAACCAGTTGGTTGCCCCAAGGTGACTGTGTTGAGGGGCAATAGAAAGTAGCCAAGGTCATAGATACAGTTACTTCAGCTTAATGAATAAGCAACAATTTTTCGCAAAACCCAAATATAGAGGATTAACTAACCAGCAGAAAGAACAACGCTGGAAACAACATCTTCAATCAGAGAACCAAAAACAAAATAAAAATTTAAAAATGAAAAACCCAAAAATAATTAAACGCAATTCTGTAAATAAAAATTCACTTGTCATGTCTTCCCTTTTTAATAAATGTTCCAAGGATTATGCCATGGCCCTAATGAATCCATTCGATGCTGCACCAGCTTGTGTTCCTCTACCGCCTTCCATTCTTACGAAGAAAGAGAAGGTCTTTGCAAGAGGAACAATGACAACTGGCACGGCGGGTATTGGTTTCATTACAGCACGACCTTCCTTTGCAAATGATATTGCTGTAGGATATTATAGTGATGGCGCTTACGCAGGGACAACCTGTGCTAGCTCGGGTGTTGGCACTAATGCTGCATTCACCAATTCCCCTTATGCTGACGCTGATTTCACGACAAATTCATTGGAGTCCAGACCTGTTGCATTAGGTATTAGAATTAGATATTCAGGTACCGAATTAAATAGAAATGGAACTATTGTTGCTCTTGAGGAACCGGGTCACAACAACTTGATTGGAGCTTCATATAGTGATTTGTTAGCCTTCGTTAAAGCAAAACCTGTTGCGGTTAACCGTGAGTGGGTAACCGTGCTCTGGCAACCTGTGGTTCCAGCGGAGTATGGTTTTTACTCGGGTGGGTACATCACCCCAACAGCTCAGTGTTTAGCTATAATGGTCTCTTCGGATCCCTCAATTTCAAGTCCTTTTGATTATGAGATATTCCTAATGTATGAGGTTGCAGGTGCTACCATTACTGGTAAAACCTACTCTCAGACTGACTATATCGGAGCGCAACGAATACTAAATGTTGCATCACAACTCGACACATCAGTTGTTGACAAAATCTCTTCCTCTATTGGCAATACTACCAAATTTGTTGAATCACTTTACTCACCCG